ATGGATAGGGAGAGGTATGGCCTTCCACACGTTCAAGGGGGCGCACAACGAATAGGCAGAAACCGGAGAACGTTGGATCCCAGGTCCGCTTCCACCGCCATTCACCGTCGATCTGACAGTCTCTCCCGCCTCGGCGGACCTCTCGAAAGCCCAATAACCGTGGGCATTCCAAGCTGGACCTGTTGACCGGCCTCAGCGCCGGAAGGGCCGAATGGCTCTCTCCCAAGGCTATTCTCTCCAAAGCTGATGACTTCGGGATCTAGTACGCTTCTTGTAAGTCGCTGATATGGTTGACCAATTCGGAGCGTGGTTCTGCGTGTTTCGAATGTGAAGGTGGTCGGTAGAACGAACTGAGGGCCAACTATGTGTGCTCGGGGCAAGACCTTGGCGCCTTCAATGTCGTGTCGTGCTCGCTCCCTCGAAGGGATTCGCCATCGTAGCGCCGATGGTACCGCCGACGCCCAGGATCCAACCCTCGACCTGCGCTCATGCGCGTTCGAAAGGGTCAAGCGCCTGGCCGCGGGCAAACGCAAGCTGGCCATCTCGATCGGCGCGAGACAGCCAAGAGGCAAAACTGAAGGCCAAGGCCTTCAGATGGCGCCTCGCCTTCGAGAAGCAGTATGTTGATCAAGCAGGGGTCATGAGGTCTTGTGTTGCTCATCCGTGACCCTGACATAGGTTACATAAAAGCCCTTGATAGTCCGGTGATCCTGAAGCCGATCGCCGAGTGAAAAGCCGTCCGTCTTGACCGGTGGCTGGAAAATATCGAGGCCTCGATCTAGGACAATCTTCCACCCAGTGTCTGTAACGATATCTCGGGCATGCGCTGCACCGGAAGTATCGAAGGCATAGCTAAAATCGACCCCTGTGCCCGCGCAGGCCATCGTAATTGAATCAAGCAGTTCGCGCTGGCGGGGTACGTTTCCATCGTCTGGTCCTGTCACAAGATGAATCAGAACCTGATCCTCCGGCTGCTTCCGGCGGATAACCATTTCGACGAATTCCATGACATTCCGGTGCTGGTAGAACAATCGGATATACGGATCCGTCACGATTATGCGGCTCGCTCCGTCGATATATGGCCCGAAAAGCTTGTCATAGCTGACGCCTTTGCGGCTTTCCGGGAAGACGTGATGGCCCTGAGCAAGCTCTGAAACAGGCTTGACCATGGGCATGGGCGAAGCAGCCGGCGCGGCCGCGCCTCTATCTTCTGTGGGCAGTGACTGCGTGCTGATGGCCGTCGCCGCGCCCTCGTTCTGATCCATGGCTGCCAGCGTCGGCCTTAAGTGATAGAATTGAGGGAATTCCTCTTCTTCAATGGTGGTAATGCGCCGCTTCGCACCGTCTGAACCGAGAAAATGGAAATCGACCTCGGGATAAGTGCTGTCGATCCGTGCTAGTTGGTCTTTGACTCGCTTACGGCTTTCCATCGCAAGCCGCAGCAGTTCTTCAATCTCAGCCTCTGTCTGGCTGCCATTAGGGAAGATCAGCTTAAGTAAACCCGACACGGTCTTGTAGATCGCATCGCGATCCCGTGTAGAAATCCTCTCACTTACCTTGAAAAATTGATCGACCCGGTTCGAGAAGTCTTCAGAACGCAGGTGCCTCAGGATCTCGGCAAGGTAGTCGACGATGAAGCCATACCCTTTGGTGAACATCTCACCGCGGATCACATCGATTTCCCAGCCGGGCAGATAGGCGTGCAAACGATCAATGAAGGCCGAATCGTGGAACTGGCTCGGTAGCGCCTCAAAAAGATCGCTGTTTTTAAGCATGAAAGGGACGTTATGGTCGGTGTTGCCCACGAAGGAAAAGCTTGCCTCGGCCCCCATCGGGTTGACACCTCGCGAGAATGACTTATTGGCCATGTAGTTTTTCATGATGTCGACCAGCGCCTTGTTCGCGGTCTTTTCGCGGCCCGCAAATTCATCGAAGGCCACCACATCCCAATACCCGACCAGACCGATGCGACCGTTCGAGTTGTTTACGAAGAGCTTCGGGATTGTCACTTCACCGCCAGAGATCAGCTGACCATGGGGAGAAAACTCCGAGTATATGTGCGACTTGCCGGTCCCTTTGGGGCCGAGCTCGATCAGGTTGTAGTTCCGCTCGACATAGGGGATCAGCCGTAGGAGTTGCAGCAGCTTGCTGCGCCGACCAAAGGCCTCAGGTTTGAACCCAATGCTCTGCATCAGAAGATCGATCCACTCGTCGGTGGAGAAAGCGGACCGACGCTCACGGTATTGGTCGTAGTCGACTTTAGCGATCTGGATTGGCTTGATCGTTTCCAGAATCCAGGGTGAAACTCGTGCGTCCTCGGTGAATTCGTACTGCACATCGGCGATGCACCAGACCCCGGTAACGAGCAACTTTGGATGCGCTTTCACCGTACCGCTATCGACGGCGACCTTCTTGATGCCTAGATTGTCGAAGACGGCCTCGTAGCTATCGGTCTTTTCGTTGAGCGTGACGCTCACCTGGTCAATGACCTTGTAACGGCCCTTTTCCTTGATGGTCGACTGGATCAGTCCAGCCTCGCTTCGGTGTACATAATGTTTGCGCAGGATGTCCTTGACGGTTTCGATGCCGGTCTGGATCGAGGCTTCATCGTCGGTCGCGCAGTACTGACCCAGCAGGTATTCCAGAACATAAGTGGGTACGATCGCGTTGCCCTTGACCGCCTTCACCAGGTCTTTTCGGACCACGAAGCCCGCGAAATGCTCGTTGATTTTGGCGTCGAGGTCACTCATCCGCAGGCTCCTCAGAAATCAAAGTCAGTGGTTATGCCGCGTCGCAACTGAAAGTGATGGGTGGCATAATCTTGATAGTGGCTTGTTTTTCCGAGCCGTTCGCGCAGCTTCAGGATCACATCCTGATTGTTGAAGCGGTCTGCGTCGCGCGAGAGAAGGAACTTGCGCGGCATTTCCCGCTCACGGGCATTGTCAGACCGGAAGTCGAAAAGCAGTGTGTACTCGTCGGAGATCAGCGTGCCATCGGTCGCATAGATCCCCGCCAGGAGTTCTCGAGGCCGCATCTTCTCGGAGACGGGCTGCGTCTGATAGAGCGTCACCGCTGTCTGGCCCGAGGAAATCAGGCTGCGACCCGCAACAAAGATCTGCACGTCAACTTGGCCCAAATCCGTGTCGCGTTGTTTGCCAACCCGGATGACCGGAATGACGACTTCCTGCAAGGTTGCGCCGCCATGCACGAACCGGCTGCCAGAACCCTTCACTCGCATTCGATTGATCGAATTCGGGATTAGAACATCCAGATCTCCGACAAGTCCTATTTCCGCTGCGCTGAAATGCTTCATGCCTGCCGTCGGCGCGAGGCCTCGCCCGATCACGAAACGCCGGTTGCGGAACAGGATTTTGGTGCCCTGGGGGTCGGCGATGGCAAAATCGCTCTCTTCAAGCGCACGGTGCTGATATAGGAACCCGTGATCTGCAGTGATCAGGATGTTCGAAAAATTGGCTGAAGTCAGCTTGCGAACAAGTTTGGTCAGATCCTCAATCGCATCTTCGGCTGCCTCCGGCAGTTTGTCTTCCGTTTGTAGCTTGTCGCCAATGGCGTCGATGCGGTTGTGGTAGACGTAGACGATATGATGATCGCGGAAGAGCGCCTTGCCCTCTTCGGTCCGCATGTTCATCAGGTCTTCGGATTTAAGCGCCTTCGCGCTATCGCCCTTGCGACCAGCCGCAAGTAGCTTCTCGCGCGCTGCAAGCCCCTTAGTATTTTCCCCGTCCGAAAGAATATCACCGCTACCGTCTTCCGCCATGGCGAGCGTTTGGTGCGGCAAGAGCGCCGCCATGCCGATCTGGGTGTAGCTGGGTAAGGAGCTGATCATCGGCGTTAGTTCAGCATCGAAGCGGTCAAGAGCGCGGATGCGGCGCAGGCATTCCTCGCCCACTTCAAAGCGCAGCGCATCCGAAATGATCACCGCGACTTTTTGGTCCTTTCGTCGATATTCCGCCGCTTGATCTCGATAGAAATCCGCCTGCGACGTGTATCCGGGGACCTTCCACTCGGTGAGGCCGGCGATCTGGTCCTGCCAGGCATCATTCAATGCCAGCACGAAGCTGTTGGTGTAGCGGTTCTCGACGGATTCATAGAGGCCGCCGAGCAGCGACGCCTGACCGCTTTTCTGCATGTGGTAGGTGAACTTGCGATACAGCTGGTCCAGCCGATACCAACTGGTCACATATCGGCGCACACCATCGGCTGGACTGATCATGCCAAGGTTCGCCTCCGCCAGCGCCTGCTGGAACTCGGTGGCGAAGCCGATCGCGAGGTAGATGTCCTCAAAGGTGGGATACCAGTGGCTCTGCCGCCGCTCGCGCACCCAGGTCAGGACTTCTGACGCGCTAACTGACTGGGTCGACATGGCCCGGACGATCTCGCGGATGATCTGGCGATCGATCTCCTCGAAATGATCGACGCTGACCAGAGTGCGGAAGTCGCGCTTTTGCAGATCCGCAGGAATCTTCAGCAGTTCCTGATACCTGGCCGACAAAACCTCGAAGGTCTTGGCCCAATGACGGTTGTTTTTCCAGCGACGGAAAACAAGAAGCGCCTCGGCGCTCAGCTTCCCGTCTTCTCCCAAGGCGCGGGCATAGGCCGACTGGAAGAGCGCGATTGCAAAATCCTCGAAATCGGGTGCTTCGGACTTATAGCCGTAGGCTTGGCTGACTTGCGTCCAGAGGAAATCGGTCAGGCCGGAGCGCTCGATCAAGCGCAGGGCATCATCTTTTACCACTGCAAGATCGCCCAGCAGCGCCTCGATCACCGTGTCCAGCCCGCCTTCGGCGCCCGCGCAGACCGCCAGCATACGCAGTCGCATCTGATTCTGGGTGTCGGACGCCTGCATCAGTCTCTTCAGCGCATCAACGCGGGCCTTGGCGCGGAAGAACTCGATATGCCCGCGCACCACGTTTTCGAATTGCAAAGGCAGTCCCAGCTCGGCAAGCCAGATAGCCGCCTGGTCGGCTTTGAATACCGCCGACGCCAATTGTAGGTCCAGGAGCCAGTTGTCGGCCAATTCGGGCTCGGCACCGTCCTTAAACAGCAAGAACCGCCCACAGGGGTCCTGTCGTAGGATCCGGTACTTCAGCCCGAATTCGTTGTTCGCGATCTCCAGCTTAGTTACGCCCGGCAGGCTAAGTGCGTCGAACTCGGCCTGCATGTCGCGATCGGCATCGTACCAGAAGACGATCCGGTACTCCTCAAACAGCTGTTGCAAGCTAGCCGCAATGCGGTCACTCATCCGCCGCCTCCAGCCCTTTGATCGGCTTCAGCGCCGCACCAAACAGCGGGTAGTTCCGCTTTACCCCGTCATCCAGATCGATCTCGATCTTTGCCTGCGCCAACGGGAAGATGACATCGCGCTCCCATTCCTCCAGCTCGGCGATCTGCTTGATGATCGTGGCCACGTCTTTTACCGCGCGGGTTCGTTGGGCTTGGCTGACAGCGGCATCGTCGGCCGTCTTTTCCAGACGGGCACGCTCAGCCTCGAGTTTGCGGATGAACTCGACCAAATACTCGTTCCGCAGCAGCGACACTGTGTCGGGCCGGTAGCGATGCATGTAGATTAGCGCTTGGAACGTGCCTTTCGGCGAAGAGAACATCCAGTAAATCGGACGTTTCCTGTAACGCTTCACGTGGTCGTCGAAGAAGCTCCTAGTGAAATATTTACGGATATCACCTATCTGCGTCTCGACGAAGGCGAGGTTCACCCGGAAATACGCCTCCCCGAAGGTGACGCGCAGGAACCTACGGAAGCGATCCACAATGTCGTCGGCGAACCAGTCGCTTTCCAGCACGGGGATGACGTTATCCTCGTCGGGCAGAAAGCTCGGCTCCGGCACGCGGGAAATGTAGTCGGACAGCGTTTCTCCCTGATTGGCGAGGATTAAGCCCGGCGCGTCGACGCTGTAGCGGCCGAACATGCAGCCCACGGCGTAGGACACGAGCTCGACCATGGTGTCGGTGCGCAGGCGGGCTTCGCGGTCCTCCTCTGAGGTTTTCACGCTGTAACGATAGGCGGGGTTGCAGGTGAGGGTGATCTCCTCGACCGGGACTTCAGGCGTAAGCTCGTCTTTCAGACCATAGGCGTCGATGAAGATGCGGTTGTTGTCTTCCTCTAACGCTCGCATTTCGTCCGTCATGCCCTGCCAGTGGATGCGGAGGCGGGCATAGGTGGCATCCAAATTCTCGGCCCGGTGATCGAGCGAGAGCAGCGGAAGAGTGGTGAAATCCCAGGAGGTTTCGTAGGCGTCCCAGTCGTTGCGTGACAACTGAACCAATTGCTTGCAGGTTTCATCAACTGCAGCCCCGATTGGACGGCTGTAGGCAATCTTCTTCACCTCATTGCTTTGCAAAGAAAGTGTCGGATTTATCAGAGAAACGATTTCTTCGCATACTTTCGAGTTTAGAAATAGTAAAAGTGCATAATCTTGTTTTGAGAACAGCATCTGTCCTTTATTTGATTCGAAAACAAAGCCCTTATCTGACCACCGAAAGCTATTGGCGTCTGATGTCAGCCCTGACCACGTAATACCTTTCCTGAAATAGTATTTTTCACCAGGAAGAGACCAGGACTGACCAGAGTTTCTGCGATGGTCTCGGATCTCAATGCCCTCATTTTGGAAGAATACCACGAGCTCATTCAAACCATACCACCTGCGAAATCCGCCGCCTTTGTTGTATGGGTAGTACTTCGCTCTCGTTTCGCTCATGCGCTCAGTTCGCCGGCTGGTGTCAGTTTCTGAGACCTCATACCAGCGTCTGAGAAATCGATCGTTATCACAGGTGAACAAGCCCACTGCAGTTTCGGCAATATCACCAAGTTTCTCCCCGCTTTGGTATGCATGCAGAAACTGTGGCGTTGCCCAATACGCTATCGGGCTTCCAGGAAAGGTGTCAAAGTCACGGGAGCAAGCCGTGTGCCAGTTCTGACGTTTTTGCGTAATCGCTTCTGTTGCAAGACGCGCTTTGTCTGTCTCGTTCGTCCCCTCGGTCAAGCGAAGGAAAGTGCCTTTGAAGTCGGGAAGATACTTCTTCATCAAAACAAAGGCGGTCGTAGATACGATAGCGCCACCAATGGTATCAAAAGCGCGCTCTCCGAGGTGCGCCATTGAAAGAATCGTTCCAGCGGCAAGCACTTTGCCTCGAAGGGCTTCATAGCGAGAAAGGAACATCCACGACTGCATATTGACCATTGCGATCAAGCAGCGCGGCTTCGCCATGCCCAAAGTACGCTCCATAAACATTGCATACAGATCGTTTTTTGAATCTGGGAAATTGCTTTTCGCGAATCTGCTTAGTGCATCGTTTAATCCTTTGACTCCGCCATACGGCGGGTTGGCCACCACCACGTGATACTTCGGCGACAGCGCCTCGGCCATGCGTAGCCCGGACACGACGCGCTCCTGCACCTCCTTCAGGAGTAGATCACCGCCAAAATCCCGCGCCGCCACCACCCGCAACGTCTCGGCCGGATCGCTCAGTTTCGGCACGATCAGCGAGCCGAAGTTCTTGGCCTGCTCGAACTGCCCGAGCGTCTCGCGCAGCTCGTCGGTGAACAGATCGCGCCCCACCACCGCTGTCACGTCCTGCATCTCGGCCGGCGTGAAGGTTACATTCAGCAACACTACGATGTTGGGTTTCACCTCCATCCGCAGAAAACGCCGCCGCCCCAGCCGGGCCGCCGCCTTCATCGCCAGCGCAAAGGCCGCCAGCGCACCCGCGCGGTCGTCAATCTCTACGCCGGTTAGGTTATTCGCCAGGATCAGCGCCGGGATCTTGTCGGCCTCATACCCCTCTTCCTCATAGATCGCGTGCAACAGGTCGAAGGCATAGGTCAGCATGTGCCCCGATCCGCAGGCCGGATCGCAGACCTTGATCTCCTCGGGCTTGCTGATCCTCAGGAAGTCCGTTTCGGGCTCTTCAGGTGCAATGTAGTAGTCCATCCGCTCGGCCAGCTTCGAGCCGGGCCGGTTGAGTAGCCAGAGCCGCCCCAACGAGTTTTCGACCAGATAACGGACGATCCAGTGCGGGGTGAAGAGCTGGGTTGCGGCGGGGATGTTCTCGGCCGTGATCTTCTGGTTCTTCTTCAGGCCCGCGAAGACCTGGTCCTTCTTTTCCGAAATGTAGAACTGATAGAGCCAGCCGATGATCTCGACATCCTGGCAAGCGTCCTCGGGCATGGCGTCGCGCAAGCGGGCGAGGATCGAGTTCGGCGAGAGCAGATCTTCGGGCATCAGGAGTTCGGTGTAGTCTCCCACCTTTTCGAACAGGAAGGGCATGGGCCCGTGCCACGCATTGCAAGCGTGGACGAGCAGCAGGCGGTACGCCTCGGCCTGCGGGTCGCGCGACGGCGTCCGGCCGTCCAGTAGTGCGCCTATGGCGGTGGGCGTCCCCTCTGGCAGGTTGCCGGCCATGGCCTCGGCCAGGATCTCAGGGCGCGTTGCGTCGCCTTCGGGCGAGACGACACGGGGGTTGGTGTAGCCGTTCACATCCATGAAGCGGAGCGCGGTGAAGCGGTTGAACCAGGTGTAGGCGACCTGTTCGATAATCTCGACCTTGCCGTTCTGCGCGATAGCGGCGTCGAGCTTCTTCATCGCCGCGGGATTCTCGCGGCGGGCGGCCGATGCCGGATCGATGACGACACCCAGCTTCGCGGTGACCTGAGAGATCAGAAGGTTTCGCGCGGACTGAGCGAATTTCTTGAGCGCGTTGGTGTCCATCAGACGATAACCTTTTTACCCTGCTGGATCTGGTCCATCAGGGTCTTCTTCAGTTCGCCCACGTACTGCTCGACGTCGGCTGCCTCAGCCAGATAGGGGCGCGGAAAGTCCACCTTGATGTCGGAGGCGTTGACATAGGAGGGGGGCTTGGGCGCCGGCGGGTCGTTAACGCCGGGGGTGGCGGGGGGCGATGCCGGCGGAGCCATGCGGGCGATGTCAGCCAGCATCTGGCTCATTAGACTGGAACGCGCACCATTCGCCCGATCGCGCAGGATCGGGATCATGGTGACAGCATCGAGACCTGCCTTGTGCGAGGCCACTGAGTGGCGGATATTGTCCTGCTGATCGGGGGTGAGAGCCTTGAACTCTGCCGTCTGGGCGACCTTGTCGGCGCAGTCATCCACCGCTGCGATGACGGCCTTGCGTTCTTTCAGGACGTTAAGCTCGACCTTATCCTTGAGGGCATAGAGGTCGGTTTTCAGCAACTGGATCGCGGTGCCCTTGTAGCAGTTGGGATCACCTAGGGCAGCGCGCAGGTTTTCCCCGGCGCTCGCATCGACGTAGCCGATATTGGCCTCCTGCGCCTGCAGGAAGTCGCGGACATCGTCGTAGATCTCCTTTTGTGCCCCGCCCATGAAACTGCGGATCTTGTCGAGAATGCCTTCCTTGGCATCGAGCAGAGCGTCTTCGTGCTTAACGGGTTCGGAGATGTACCATGTCGCGGGCTTGCCGATCATGCCGACGATCTGGTTGCGCATGGGTTCAAGCGCCGTCACGAAAGGATATTTATGCTGTTCAGTGACGCGCTGGTTCAGCTCGTCCGCCAGCTTTCGGATGCTTTCGGCCCATTCGCCACCGAGGACCCGCGCATCGGAGCCGTCGGCAGGCAGGCCGAAGAGTTCCTTGTAAAGATCCTTCGCGGCGCGAATCTGCGAAGAGGTAAACTCCAGCTGTGGGGTTAGAAGGATGTTGCCCAACATGTGGCTGTTGTTGAGCGCACGTGCGAGCTCGCCTCCCTCCAACGGCGTTCCGTCCGAGCGGGCTTCGCATTTGCCCTTGCCGGAAAGGCTGGCCGTGAGGCAGAGCGTGGCGACGGTCGGCCAGCCGTAGGGTTTCGCACCAAAATGCTCGGTGAGGTATTTCGCAGAAACCTTCACGCCATTGCGGGCCTGACCCTGAATGTGGTTCAGCACATCGAGTTCAGCCTCGGTCAGGCCGGTGCCGGCTTCTCCGAATAGGTTTGAGGTGGGACTGGCCGCCTTAGCGATGTCGGCTTCAACGTAATTTACGCCACGCAGCATGGGCAGGTTCACGTAGACCTTGTCGACAAGCGCTTGGAAAGCCTTGACGACGCGCTCCTGGGGATCGTCCCCGCCGATTTCGAGTTCGTCGCCCCGCACAAATAGACGTGCTGCGGCCATCAGCTTTCGCAGTCGAAATTCCAAATCCTTCACGCGGCGACCGTTCTGTTCGCCCTTTTCGAGAATGATCCGGTCACGACCAGGCTGCGGCGAGCCGCTGCGCGACTGTCGGATGAACTTGTCGGTTTGCCGGAACAGCGTCAGATCCCGAATGAAACGGACATCCGGTTGCAGAACGATTGCCAGTTCCTCACGCCCAAGGTTGCGCATGCGGACAGCCTCGGGCGAAGCGACATCGTCATTGAACGGGCTGAGGATGTTGATCGCCAGTTCATATTCCCGCCCCAGCAGGTGGTCGTCGAGCTTCCGGCTGAAGGAATACTCATAGCTGGTCGTCAGGTGTTTGATCTTGCGGTGTTTGAGGATCGTGTCGAAGGCAAGGGTTTCGAGTTCTTTGCTTATCTCGCTCGGATCGACATCCAGCGCTTTGATCTCAGCCTCGACGTCCTTCTCTTCGTTGGTCAGGAACTCGTAGACTTCACCGTTGCGCTGAATGTAGGTTTCGCGCTCAAGACGCGCCAAAGCGTCCTCGATCTTGCGACGTTGTTCCGCCTGATCGACTTCGAATTCCGACAGCAGAAGAATGCTAATGTTGCGTACTGTCGGCTTGAATTCCTTGACATATTTGACCAGGAACAAGGCCTTTAGAACGCGAACAGCGAAGGGGTCTTCGAGATGCCGCTCGGCGATGTGGATCGACTGCTGGACCGAAGATTTGAGCGCTGTGCGGATTCCCTCAAACATTAGATCGAATGTGGCTAGCCCGCCAACCGAACGGTCCGCCAGCGTCTTGGCTACCTCTTGGAACACGCCCAGCATGGAACGTTCCCCAACCGAGCTGTGCTTGCCCTCGAAAGCGTTATGTTGAGACAGCGATGTGATCGCCATCTGGAAGAGCGTGTACTGATAAGGTGGGAACGGATAGCTTGCGACGAAGTGTTCGCGGTCGCGATAGTTCTTCAGCCGGATTGAGCCGTCCGCGAAGTCGAACAAGGTCTTGAGATTGTTCTCCTCCTTGTCGTGCAGGTTGCCCAGCATAATCTGAGCCGCATCGGTCTTGGAGAGTAGGCGGCGTTGAATGACTTCGGCTACGTCTGCTGAATTCAAGGGCATGCGATTGGCGAAGCGGGCTTGGATTTTCGAGAAATCGTTTTCCTGGCGTGCCGTCATGTCACCCACGACTTCGGTGATGGCCTGCTGCGCGGTCACGATAATCCACGCTTGTCCCTTGCATTTCGTATTCAGGCTTTCGGCAATGGTCTGAAGATTCGTCATCAGCTTGACGTTGTCGGCAATGTACTGACCGACTTCATCGACAAAGAAGTTTAGTCGGTAGTTCGGTACCTGCCGGTCGATCCAGGTCTTCACCGTGTTGGCGAAGTCTTCGATCGAGACCCGCGTATCCCTCCGGTACTGTGAAAGGATGTCCTTTGCACTAGCCGGGTCCGCGCCGGTTGCCCGCGCGAAGGCCGCAGCTACGTTGCGCCCCTCTAGCAGAGCTTCCTCACGGCCTCGCGTCTCCCAAGGCTTTCCTGAAAGCTCTAAAAACGCCGCCTTAAAAGTGTCAAACTGACCACGCTCATCGAGCTGTCTTTCAAACTGCGCGATGTGCGGCTGCTTGCCGTAATAGCCACACATCTCGTCGAAGACCTTTTGAAACACCGAAAGAAGTGCGTCGATGTCGCTCTTCGAGATCACGTCCGCTTTCTGATCTATATTGAAAAGAATCGACTTTGAAGGGAGAGACACCGCCTTGCGCAGGGCGCCCGATAGCATCGGCTCGTCTTTGAGCTTTTCAGCAAAGATGTCAAAGGCCTTAATCCCGTCGACTTCGCGGTTTTCCAGCAAGAGCGCTAGTATCTTCAGCAGGTGCGATTTTCCAGAGCCGAAGAAACCAGAAATCCAGACGCCGTTCGCAGTCTGATAGTTGTTGTAGGCATCGAGGAACAGCTCAAGGCGTTGCCGGATTTCACCAGTAATCACATACTCGTCGAGTTCGATCCGGAGGCTTGCCTCATCATCTGCCTTGATGACGCCGTCAATGGCGCGGTCGACGGGCTTCTCAAATATTTCGCGCATCGCAATCGGCATCGGATCAAACCTCGTAGTTCAGAATATTGAAGGCCCGGTAGTACTTGTCATCGTGCAGGCGTCCGAACAGATCGAGCGAAGCTCCTGTCGCAAGTTCATGGGTGTAGCTGCCAGGAAAGAAGAGGACGGTCGGCTTGTCCTTCGCTGTGCTCTGCAGATTGTTCAGCACGTTGTGCGACCGGATGTAGGGGTAGACCTCGCCGACACCGGACAAGAAGATGACGTCATGCGGTGCGGCGTCGATGGCGTCGCCGATCTTTGGGATCAGGTTAGCGTTGGGATCTAGGACAGATTGGAGCAGCTCCCTGATCTCGCTTTTGTCGGTTTCCTGCTCGATCTCAAGGATCTGCTTGAGAATGCCGCGCTCTTCCAGGATGCCAAGAGAAAGATCGTAAAGGCTCAGGTCCAGAACTGCGACCCCTGCGTGTGTGATCCGGGTTACCAGATCCAGCCGATCATCAACCATCGACAGCCCTTCCTCTGCTGGGTAGGGGCAGATGAAGAACGGCACCTCATTGCCAAGACCCTGCTTGGTCAGGAACCGCTGGCTGGTGACGACCTTGAATAGATGCTCTGCCCGCTCTTTGCGGCTGGTGGGCCTTCTCATGCAGTGGCTCCATCTCGGCTCAATCCCGGAAACAGGGCGAGGTCCCGGGGGTTTCTCTCTGCCAACATCGCCTTGAGCCGCGGTGAAACATAGGCTGAGAGGATCCGGTTATCCTCTGAGATTACGCTCGCTTCGCGCATCATCCGGAATAGCACCTGGCGCAGCTTTGCGCGGGTCACAGGACGGACCCCAGCAAGACCTTCGTCCCATTCCGCTTTCGCTGCGAACAGGATGTCGAAGCTTTCCAAGGGAAGGTCGAGTTGGAACGATAGAAATCGCTCGTGGATGACTTCCGTCGCGAACTCACGGACAAATCGATACGCTCTGCAGGTTGCGAGCCACAATAGCGCTTGTTGGTCCTGACGATCAGCTCCCTCAACGAGATAATCAAGCTCATCTCTATCCAGGGTGGAAATGCGATTGACGATCTCCCGAAGTGTCCTGCGGCGCGACGCTATCTTGGGTAGGGTCGCGACACCTTCGTCCACTGCGCGTTGTAGTGTGGCGGCCCATGCTTCCGACGGTCCGTGCATTCGGGCTACTGCGACGCTCTCATTGAGCAGCAATCCGCCTGTGGCGAACGACATCTTGTAAGGTTGGGGCGCCGAACCGCTCATTGCGTCAAGCTTACCATCTCCGGATGAAATGTATCGAGGTTCAGGCGCAAAATCTTCTGATCTTGGAGGCGGCACGGGGCGGGATCGGTCTCCAGATCCAGTCGTCTGTACACATAGAAAAGGAGCGCCTTGCGGACTGGAATATGTGTAAAAAGTTGTGCAGTGTGCTATCCATGATTTCAGCGGATAGTCGCCTGGCCACAAGACTTACATCCATCGCGGCGCTTGAAGAACTAGGGCGAGTTCGTCTCTCTCGTTCGTTCTTCATGCGTGACTTTCTGTACAGCGAGATCGCAAATTTCTACGGAATCCCGAACATCCCAGAGAACCCGAACCTTGCCATCGAAGTCGGGACTAGGCTTTGCGACGAACTCCTTGAGCCGTTGAATGCGACGTTTGGTCGGATCGCGATCCGCTCCGCGTATCGATCGCCCACGGTGAACGCTCTAGGGAACGAGAAGGGCCATAACTGCGCTTCGAACGAGAAGAATTACGCCGGACACATCTGGGACCATCCGGACGCCGAGGGCGGTCGCGGGGCCACCGCCTGCGTAGTGATACCGTGGTTCGCGGATCGTTATGCCCATACCAAGGACTGGCGGCCGCTGGCCTATTGGATACATGACCACCTCCCGTACAGCAGGCTCCAGTTCTTTCCGAAGCTCGCTGCCTTCAACATTAATTGGCACGACCGTCCGAAGCGCAGTATCTTTGGCTTCGCTGATCCGAAGGGCTATTTGCTCCGCGGCGGGGAGCCAGACGACCGATTCAAAGACCAGTACCGGGATTTCCCAGAGTTTCGACGCGGCTAGTTGATCCGTACGCTGAACTGCTAGGAATGGGCGGAGGCTCCAACTCTTGAGAAGGTGGAGCCATTATGACCAAGACCATCAGCATGTCCTCGCCTGGCCACCGGAGCGGGGGCTCCGGATCGGGGCGCGGTCGGCACATTCCACGCGGAAACTTCTCTACCGACCAGGAAGCTGTCGTCGCTGCCTCGCCCAAATGACCGGAAACACCCCCCCCATCGCCTCCGCGAGCGTCGGCGCTTGATCAGCCCTCCCATCAAGTATGGCCTCCACCGTCGCCGGCGCCAGCAGCGTCAGCCTCAACACCCGACTGACATAGGACGGGTTGATCCTCTCGGCCTTGGCGATCTCCTTAATGGTCGCGTACCGGCCGGTCTCCAGCATCTTCTGCCAGCGGAATGCCCGGGCGATGGCCTTCACGAGCGTGCTGTCGATGTGTGGGGCCGAGGGCGGCACCGGCGCACCGTCTGGCGCCAGGACCAGCTTCCGGCCACCCCGCTTGCGCACGGCAAAGGGCACCTTGATGGTCACGACGGCGGGTTCTTGCCGCGGCATCAGGCAGCCCTCCGGAGATCGCCCAGTTGCTGGACCACGTGGCCGAGCCCCTGGGTTCGTAGCTGCAGTTCTAGCCCGTCTGTCTTGAGGTCGATGCGCTGGATCAGCAGCTGGACGATGCGGGTCTGCTCGGCGGGGAAGAGTTCCTCCCAGAGCGGATCGAGACGCTCTAGGGCCTCCCGCACCAGCCCTACCGACAGTCCGTCGGCTTGAGGCTCGGCAGCCCGCCAGGTCGCCACGACGACCTCAGGGGACCGTAGCAGAGCCCGCAGCTGGTCGATGACCGCAGCCTCGATGGCAGCCGCCGAGACCCGCCGGATGGGTGACGACTCTGCCTCGCCCTTCAGGGCAGCCTGGCAGGCGTAGTAGCGATAGAGCTTGCCATGCTTGCGAGTGTGCGTCGGGCTCATGGCGCGGCCTGTAGGGCCAAACAGCAGCCCCTTGAGGAGCGCTGGGGTGGCGGCCCGAGCCCGGCAGCCCCGGACCCGGGGGCTCTCCTGCAGGATCGACTGCACCTTGTCCCAGAGCGTCTGGTTGATGATTGCGGCGTGCTCGCCGGGGTAAGCCACGCCCTTGTGGACGGCCAGCCCGACATACACCCGGTTGCGGAGGATCCGGTACAGCGCTCCCTTGTCGACGACCCGCCCTCGATGGCTACGGACATCCTCGGCACGGAGTTGCCGGGCGAGCACCGTGGCGGAGCCGACCTTCAGGAAGCGCTCGAAGATTCGGCGGATGACCGCAGCCTCGGGCTCGTGGACGACCAGCTTGCGGTTCTCGACCCGGTAGCCCATGGGCACGAACCCACCCATCCACATGCCACGCCTGCGGGAGGCGGCGACCTTGTCGCGAATGCGCTCGCCGATCACTTCGCGCTCGAACTGCGCGAAGGAGAGCAGCACGTTTAGCGTCAGCCGCCCCATGCTGGTGGTCGTGTTGAAGGACTGAGTGACGGAGACGAAGGTAACACCGCACCGGTCGAACACCTCGACCAGCCGGGCAAAATCCATCAGCGCGCGGCTGAGCCGGTCAATTTTGTAGACGACTACGACATCAACGCGGCCCGCTTCGATGTCGGCCATCAGCCGCCGCAGTGCCGGTCTCTCGAGCGTGCCACCCGAGAAACCGCCATCATCGTACGGATCGGCCAGTTCGACCCAGCCCTCGGACCGCTGGCTGGCAATGTAGGCGCTGCAGGCCTCGCGCTGGGCATCGAGACTGTTGAACTCCATGTCGAGCCCTTCCTCGGTCGACTTACGGGTGTACACGGCGCAGCGGAGCTTGCGGACGATCGGCTTCTTCATGCGGCAGCCCGCCGGTTCTTGAGGCCGAAGAAGAGCAGCCCGTTCCATCGGGTGCCGGTGATCGCCCGGGCGATGGCCGAGAGCGACTTGTAGGGCCGGCCCTGCCACTCGTAGCCGTCAGCCATCACCGTGACGGTGTGCTCAACGCCCTGGTACTCTCGGACCAACCGGGTACCGGCGATGGGGATGTCGCTGCCTCGCACCCGGCGCACGGCAATGTTGCCACCATCCAGCTGTTCGCCCAGCTGCTCCAGCCGGCGCACTGTCTCGGGCTTCAGGCCGCCGTAGGCCAGCTCCTGGATCCGGTAGGCCAACCGGCTTTCCAGGAAGCGCCGGTTGTAGGGCGGGGGCGGAGTGTTGAAGAGCGCCGTCCACTGCTCCTTCAGCTTCGTGGTCGGCGTCGTCTTCAAGGCCGCGATGCGCGCCAATACCGTGTCGTGATCCTTCATGCCGTTCTCCGTGTGAGGGTGTCGGCATGACTGCTTCGGTCGGGCGGGAAGTCGACCGAACTGTCTCCCCGGTCGGCAGATAGTGGACTGGACTTCCGGGCATGAAGGCGGACGAGGCCGGCGGCCAGGATCTGGCCGAGTTCGGCGAGGCGGTCGGCAGCGGACATTTGGTCGGGATGAAGAGGAGACATCGTGATCGCGCCGCTGGATGCGTGAGCGATCAATCTATCGAGAGAATTAGCCTCCGGAACATGTCGGCCGTGGCAAGCGGGTTTGCGCGGTGTTGTGCGGGTTTACGCGGGCTGCGCTTTGGTCACTGAAACAATCGCGATCAGCCAATCGGAGGTGAGCCAAGAATCACTTGGGGAGAGGTTGATCGGACGCGCAGGTCGGCTTGCCATGGTCGACCAGGATCAATTCATCGACCGGGAAGCCCATGCTTCGCGCTTTGTCGACCAGACTGTTCCGGATATCGGCAGAGAGATCTGGCTGGCGCGCCAAGATCCAGAGATAGTCCTTCGATGGGCCGGCAATCAGAGCCCAGCTGTAATCCTGTTGGTCGAGTGCTGCGACATGGTAGCCGCCGGCGAACGGCCAGAAGAAGGTCACGGAGAGGCTGGCTGTGTCCGGCGTGCCCTGGAACACGGCGCGACCATCGGCTTCCTTCCAGCGGCAGCTCTTGCGGTCAAAGCCCTTGTTCAGAACGGCTACGGAGCCGTCGTTGCGCAACGTGTACGTTGCGGTCACGTTCGTCAGTCCGCGCTCGAAGCTGTGGTCGAGGCGCATGATCTCGAACCACTCGCCTTTGTAGCGTTGAATGTCGAAGGGACGAACGGGCTCTACGCCGTCGGGAATTCCGGTGCAGCCACTGACGAGTGTGGACAGCAGCAAAAGAAGAAGAGTCAGCTTCGGCAGAGTATTCAATGTCTCGTCTCCCTTGAGCGCCAGTCCCAGGGCATCTGAAAACGCCCCGACCAGATGCCGAGCTTGGCAGCATGCGCTCGTTCTTCTTCGTCGACATAGTCGAGTGAGTACTTTCGGTAAGCAACGGCCCAGCCGGCTGCGACCATCCAGCGATTGAGGTCTTCGGTTCCCTTGAAACAGACGGCGATGACGCGTCCGTAGCGATCGCGACCATGAGGCTCGCAACGGACGGTCGAGCGGCCAATACGGTCTGACAGCGCGAGTGCCGCCTGTTGTCCGCAGCGCCATGAAGTGTCGTCCGGTCGTTCGCACTCCTGGCGGCTCTCGGGCGCGTCTATGCCATGCAGGCGGATGCGCGTGCCATGGATCTCGACCGTGTCGCCGTCGATGACGGAGGCCGTCCCCACGATCGGTTCTCCGGCCTGTGCAGGCAAACTGATCAGGGTGAGGAAGACGAACCACAGCAACGACAGCGATCGCTTCGCGCAGGGCCTATGGGGAACGATCAGCGCTAACGTCACGACGGGTCGCCCGCGTCGGGCCTCGACGACGGCTGTTGCATCGCCGAGAGCAGGGGACGCTGCTTCGCCGCCCGCCCGATTGCTTCGTCGAGTAAGTGTTCGGATCGAGCCAGCATCCCTTCGTCGATTTCACCGCGGACGAGTGCAAACCGCAGCAACAGCCGGAAGGTCGTAATGACGTCACCGAGACAATAGCTGGCAATGTCGTCGAGGCGGCCGGCGGCCGCGAAGGCCTCGACCTGTGACCCGTTCATCCCGTCGAGCTTTGCGGGAACATCGAGGAGGGCAGCCATTTCGTTGAGGCTTGGCCGCGACGATGCGCCGAATCCGGAGAGCATGTCGCATAGATCGATGTGATCCCAGCCGAAGCGGTACCAATAGTCGCGACTGCTCCCACGGAACATCGCCGGCATGGATATGCTGTGAGCGAGCGCCCTATAGCGCAGGACTGGCAGATCGAAGCCGCCCCCATTGAAGCTCACGAGGACGGGACCTTTACCGGCATGCTCCTGCGGCAAGCTCGCAATGAAGTCACCGATCAGCCTGGCTTCGTCTTTGTCGCCGATATGGCGAGCGCCGAGGCTGCGCACCATGAACGGTCCGTCGTGCTCACGTTCGGCGTACACGGCGCCGATGCAGACCACCCGATGGAAGGGCGCCTTCAGAAATATCTCGGCGGGATCCTGATCCGGGCGCGCATACTTTTCGGCAATGGCGCGGCGTACGATCTCATCAGGTACCTTGGCGTCGAGGCGAAGAAGCCGCCGGGCGATCACGAGGTCGGGGACGGTTTCCAGGTCGAACACGACGTAGTTGGTCACGCGTCACTTCTCCAGGTCGGTCGCGCGTTCATCGCATCTTGCCTTCGCGATGGAGTGTCGACCGTCGACCGGTCGGCCGCAACGTGAAAGCAGACGCCAGGAAATCATAGCCAGCCGTTCTCCTTGAAGGCTGAGAGATCGACACCGGGAGGTGCGTACCAGCCATCGGCGCCGTAACGCGCCCCGAGTTTTTGCGCGACCTCCTTGTTGCCGTAAGGAATTCTGAGCGGAGTATTGCGGCCGACATCACGCAGGTGAAGGCCGGGCGCCTTTACCGGTGGGTTACCGAATATCGGCTTACGGTGCTTCTTGGCTCGCACCGCTTTCGTGGGCGTCTGGGCAGGAGCCGTCGAGTCCTTGGCCCAGCGGCGCTTGCGGGCGGGTCGAGTGCCCTCGGCTCCCGAGCCTTGCGCGGGGCTTGTCGCCCTGGAAGCAGGGGCTGGTGCAGTCTCTCCACCGGCCTTCTTGGGGGCGTGCTGCTCGAGGAACGCACGGCATATGGAACCGGATGTGTCATAACCGGCGGGGAGCCTGACACCTTTCTGACGAGCAAGTGCCACGGCAAACTGTTTCATCGCCGGCGTCGGTGGACGTTCGCCGCCGCTGCCGCCGCGTGCAGGACCAAGCAATGGAGGTCCGCCGGACGCAGGACCGTGTGTCAGCTTGCCGATAATGCGCAGCGCCACGTCACATACGGCATCGATGGCGCTCACCATCTCCTGCTTGCCGACCACAACATCGTCCAGGAGGCACTCGAGCTGCGCCGTCACGCCGGGATCGACCAGGGCGGGATCAGCCTGCTTCAGGACGCCGAACAGTTTTAGCCCAGTCTCGGTAGGAACGATGTTCTTGCCTTGGGCGACCAGAAAATCCTGCCTCTTCAGCCCGCCGATGATCTCGGCGCGTGTCGCTGGCGTGCCGATGCCCTTGGCTTCCTTCAGGCGATCGCGCAGTACCTCGTCGTCCACGAAACGCCAGGCATTCTGCATCGCCTCGATCAGCGTGCCCTCGCTGTAGCGGGAAGGAGGCTTGGTTTCCTTGGTCTCGACGGTCGGATTGTGCAATCGCGCGGTCTCGCCGTGGCGCATCGCAGGAAGGAGCTGCCCGCCATCACCCTTTTCGTCGGCCGGCTGCCATTCCGGGAAGGCCGCGCGCCATCCGAGATCGATGGGCTGGCGACCGGTCGCCTTGAACGGGAAGCCCTTTACGTCGAGCGTCGCGGTCGTCTGCCGGTAACGGAAGTCGGGCATGAGGGCGGCGAGATAGGCTCGTGCGATGACGTCAAACAGCTTCTTTTCGTCGATCGAAAGCCGCGGCCAGACCTCACGCAGGCTATCGACCATGTTGACGTTGGGGATGACGGCGTGATGGCTGGCGCCTTCCAGCCCCTTCTCATAGAACGTCCCGCTTGCGCCGCGACGGATCACCGGCGGATCGGGTACGGGAATGGCCTTGAATGATTGGCCGACCTGCAGTCCGGCGACGACCTTGGGCACGTCCGCGATCAGGCTCTCGGGAAGGTAGCGGACCTCGGCGCGGGGATAGGTGATGATCTTCTTGCCCTGGCCATCATAAAGCTCCTGCGCGACTTCCAGCGTCTTGGCCGCCGACCAGCCGAACCGCGACGAGCAGAGCTTTTGTAGCGAGGGGAGATCATGCAGTTTCGGCGGGCTTTGCTTCTTGTCCTCGACTTTCACAGCGAGCGGGCCCTCGAAGTCCTGGGCTGCTGATGCGACGGTGTCGGCGACTTCCTTCTTCAGGATGCGATCTTGCGGTGCATACCGCATCTTGAACTCGCCGCTCGCGACCTTTGCCGTGGCGACGACTTCAAAATACGTCACCGGTACGAAGTTCCTGATCTCCAGCTCACGCTTGCAAACGATCGCCAGCGTCGGCGTCTTCACGCGCCCGACACCGATCACGCCTCGGGCACCCTGTCCCAGGATCACGGTCGCTGTGCGGGTAAGAGAGAGATTGTAGATTTGATCGGCCTGCCGGCGCGCGACGGCGGCGGCGTACAGCCGGGCGTACTCGGCGTTGGGCTTCGCCTGACTAAATGCGTTGCGGATGGTCTGGGAGTCCTGAGCCGTGAACAGGACCCGCATGACCTCGCCGCGATAGCCATAATGTTCGAGGATCTCCTGACCGATCAGCTGACCCTCGCGGTCGCAGTCCGTCGCTAGCCACACCCGCTTTGCCGAGCGTAAAGCCTGCCTGATGGCCGCCAGCTTGGCAGCCTTGTTGCCACCCACTGCGGGGCGTGTGCCGTAGAGCCCTTCGGGTCTTAGCAGGATCGGCGTCCAGCGTTTCCACGCGGGGTCCGCGTCCTCCGGTTCCTGCAGGTCGATCAAATGGCCTTCAGCCGGAAGGATGGTGCCATAGCGGGCACCGACGGCCGCGCGAACATCCTTCGCCTGGCTGGTCTTCTCCGTGATGACGATCTGGTCAGCCATTTGGGGGCTCATCTGACGAATCGATTCGACTCCGAACCAATGAGAACATATAGAGAACATACGATGATCACAACCGTCGTCTGACCCGTTTGCGCAAAACCGCCAGCCAGGAGGGGAAGCCTGTGGCCTTCGGTCGATTTATCCGCCGTGTGCGCGAGGAGCGGGCGATGACGCTCACCGAACTGGCCCGGCGTGTCGAAGTTTCCATTGCCTATCTGTCGCGCATCGAGCGCGAGCGGGAGAACCCGCCGCCGGATCGTCTGATGACGGCGCTGGCGCGGGCGCTCGGCCTGCCGGTCGACGATGTGTTTGCGGCGGCACGGCGTCTGCCGCCTGATTTGCGGGCACGGACCGATGACGTGATCGCGGTCTACCGGCAACAGGCGGCGGGGAGGTCGCGATGACCTTGGAGATTACCTACCCCTATGTCGGCGCGAGCAAGGAGCCGCGGCCGATGACCGCCCAGCAGGTTTGGAGCGTGGCGCACCAAGTACGCCGGCAGCTGACGGCACGACCGAATGTGCCCCGGCTCGATCTGGAGCGCGTGACTCGCGCGACGGGCGGCATGCGCGTGAATGGCACCGCTGTTTCCATGCAGTGGGACCTTGAACGGGTCATCCGCGATAGCAGGGGCCGTGAGGCACTCGGCGTGACGGAAGCCGATCCGGCGGTGCCTGGAATTGTCCTGATCAGCCTGAATGCCGGGCTGATCGCTGACCGGGACTACCTGAAGCGATCGACGCTGGCGCATGAGCTCGGTCATGCCGTGTTCGATGGCCCGTCGATGTTGCGCCAGGCGGGCAAGCCGGCTTTCGCGATGGTGACGCCGGACGAAGGGCACCTGGAAACGGCGGTCCGCGGACGCACTGGCATGGACTGGCGCGAGTTCCGTGCCAACGAGTTCATGGGCGCCCTGCTGGTGCCTCGACTTTTGCTCCATCGCGAACTGGTCCGCCATTCGATCGCACTGGGACTCGCGTTGCGGGACGCGGGGGAGAGTCAGCCGGTCCTGGACAGAAGGGGCGATCCTAGTCGCGTCGAGGGACTGTTGATCGATCTCGGCGAAAGGTTCGGCGTCTCCGCTACATTCATCGAGTACCGGCTGCATCGCTACGGCCTCGTTTACCGAGGGGTGACGGTCCGAGGACCGACTTCGTGCCATGTCAGCTTGACGTAAAGACACAAGGGGAAGAGGGGAACATGCCACTGCCGCAGAAGCGTTGGTTCCGCGTCGCCGAGGTTGCAAAGCGCTGGTCGCTCGCCACGAGCGATCTCGAAGATTACGCCTTGGATGAGATGCTGCAGCTCTCGGTGTTTGTGGTCGACCTGCCAGCGGAGATGGGCAGCTGGGAAGGCAACCGAGCTGGTGAAGGTCCCCTGCTGCAGGACCTGCCGATCCTGAACGGCCCACAGCCGCTGCTGCGCCGCAGCCTGCTGGCGATCTTCCGCGACGAGCAGGCGGAGGTTCGGGCGTTTCGCAACCACCAACCCAACACCTACCTGCGCATCAGATCGGATGCCCCGGGGATGGTGGTGCGTCGGGATGATCTGATTGTGACGCGCGAGGAACGCGACCGCTTCGAGCGCGAGCACGGTTCATCGGCGCCTGTCGACGCTATGCCCGACGAAGAGTTTTCCCACAACGAGGACTTCACCAAAGTCCGTGTGGCTGGCCAGTGGCATAGCTTTGGGCCGAAGCAGGCAGCCGTGCTCCGCCTGCTGAAACGTGCGAGTGAGGCGGACGATCCATGGCGTGACGGCAAGCGACTACTGGGCGATGTCGGGTCGACGACGTTGCGGCTCGCCGATTTGTTCAAGCGCAGGTCGGTGTGGCGGCAGCTGGTGCAGGCGGACGGTAAGGGATGCTATCGATTCACTGCGGAGGCACTGTCGCCGGAACGCCGCCGCATCCGCCTGTTCCGCGGGACCGGCCGCGTGCTGCCTGGAGAGTCTCACGTTGCGGCGTGAGCATATCCGGCACGGTGAATGTAGTTGCAGCATCCCGATTGTCGGTTGGTCTTGATGAGGTTGCCGACGTACCGCGAGACGCTTGCTCCTTGCGGATTCCGTTCGAATCCTTCGAGACACCAAACGCACTCGCTAACGAGTTGGCGGCTCCGTGGAGTCGAGGCTCAGTATGCCCAGGTCAGCGCACCTCTCTGCGCCGATAAGCCGGACAACTGTCGCGGCCTGTTTCGCCGTCAGCCGAAACACTTCATCGGCGGGGTCTGCGGCAGGCAAGACAGTTGCGAGCTGGCTGACCATGATGTCGCAAGAGACCCCGTTCTCAATAAAGCCATGGACTCCATCGACGGTGACTCGACGCGGGAGATCGCATGGCCCATCCAAAAATACACTATTGGCCGCTGCGGAAGCGGCGAGTGCCGCAGCCTGGCGGAGTGATGGGTCCATCTTGAGGCGATTCCGCTGGGTCGCTTTCGGGATAAACTTCTTGCTTACGGGCTTGAGCACGGCTGATCGCATTGGTGCGATTGCCAGCACAAAGCGATTCAAGACAGCCTGATCGGGATTGTTCTCCGGGATGCCCGAAAGCGTAGCTCTGTGCTTCTCCTTGGAGAACGGGGAAGGGGCTTCGAGAGAGCGGCCACCTGGCGCTCTGTTGGTAAGTGAGCCGCCTTCATGAAGACGTCCGAATAGTTTGATCAGTTCCTCTTCCCGCTGATTGATTGCATTACCGTCGTCACTCACGAAATCAACCTCGTACGTGAGCCCTTTGCCGGCCCGCCAGATTGAACGGATCACATTCAGCTTATGGTCGTTGGTCTTCCAGTTGTTTGCATGCCTGGCTTCGTTCTCATGGAAGAAAACGCGAGCCCCCTTGCCTTGACCAACGTAGAAGGGGCGGCCGTCGGGCCGGCGTAGGATATAAATGTAGTTATGGGAGACGCTGCGGAGGAAGCCCTTGCAGTCTGCTTGCGCTCCTACGAATAGCTTCCCGGTTTCGGCCCCAAGTAGTGTCGTCGTTCGGGTCAGCTTTCTCTTCATTTCCGGGCACTTTACCACAAGTGCCGTGGCCAAGAGGGGGCGCTCCAGTACGCTGATGTTGCGTCAGACCCAGGTGCAGCAGGCCAGCCGCGGCGGTTCGGGGCTTGTCCACAGGAGTGGGACGCTTGTTCCACTGATCCCCCTCTGTCCGTTGCTCATCCCACCGTCTTCCCACCCTTGATCACCACCTAGTCTACACGACATCCCACGCCTCGATGCTGGATCCTCTCTCCGTCAACAGATGGAAGCGGGATCAAGTCGATGGATCGGATCGAAAGTCTCACAAGCAAGCTGCTCGGACGGCGCTGGGGCCTCAGCCACCGGACGCTAGAGCGTTGGCGTCATGACGGCACGGGCCCTGCCTTCTTGAAGATCGGAGGCCGAGCCGTTTACCGGCTGGAAGACATTGAAGCCTTCGAGCAATCGCGCTTGTGCAATCCGCAGCGGTCAGGTCGGGCGGATAGTTCGATGGTGCCGAACCGGGCGCCGCGATGAGCTGCCCGGCACCCGCGGTCTCCGTGCTCGACGAGGTGCAGTTCTGCGCCTGGGTGGCGCAGGGCAAGGCCGGCGACACTCTGGCCTACCATCAGGGTTTCCTCGCCGTCGACCTTGGACCGCTCAGCCGGACGATGCCCGAGGCCCAGCGCAAGGTGCTGAACCGTATGCGCACTCGCGCCTTCAGCCTCGCCCAACGCGGCTTCCTGCACCTCGTGCAGCATCGCCTTGCGCCCGACCAGTTCCTCTATCTCGCGATCGTGCGGCCTCGTGCCAGTGCGGCGCCGGTTCCGCTCGCAACGCTCATGTCCACGGAGAACGGCTGATGTCGAAACTGTCCAATCGTCCGACCCTGGACGCCGTTCGTGCGATGCCTGTCGGCGAGGTCGCCGCACTTCCGGCCGAGTACCTCGCACTCCTGCAGCAGGAGGCGGGTGCCGCCCTGAAGACGGCCAAGATCGTCGTGGACTGGATCGATGGCGCCATCGCTTCGCGCTTCGCCGACCATGTTCAGGCGCTGCGTCGCGAGGCCGGCAAGGACACCGGGACTGTCCGCTTCGATCAGGATGGCGTGACAGTCGTGGCCGACCTGCCGAAGAAGATCGACTGGGACCAGACCCTCATCGCGGGCGTGGTCGAACGCATCCGCGCCGCCGGCGATGACCTCAGTCAGTACGTCGACATCGCGATCAAAGTACCAGAGCGAAAGTATACGGCCTGGCCCGAGAACATCCGCGTCGCCTTCGCGCCCGCTCGCACGGTGAAGACCGGCACGCAGACGTTCCGGCTCAGCCTCAGCGAGAAGACACCCTCCTAGATCGAAGCAAAGCGGCGGGGTGGCCTCATCCGCAAGGACGGGCAGGCATCCCTTCGGCGCCCGGTCAACGCCCCGCCGCTCCTCCTTCCTGAACCGATCCGCAACCGCCGGCCGCTGCCGGCCACAAGGAGCCCAACGTGCCCGTACGCATTATCACAGCCGACGAGAGGCTTTCGGCCGCAGCCAACAAGACCTCGCTTGCCATCTTCGGCCCGCCAGGCTCGGGCAAGACCTCCCTGCTCAAGACGCTGCCCGCAGCCGACACCGTCTGCCTCGATCTCGAGGCTGGCATGAAGTCGGTGCAGGATTGGCCGGGCGGCAGCATTGCGATCCGAAGCTTTTCGGATTTCCGTGACCTCGCCGTGCTGATCGGCGGGCCCGATCCGGCGGCCGACCCGAATGCCTGGTACAGCGCCCAGCATCACCAGCATGCCCGCAGTGTGTACGCCGGCACCGGCGTCGAGGAGTACCTGGCCTCGAAGTCGATCGTGTTCGTCGACTCGATTACCGACCTCACCCGGCAAGCGATGGCCTATGCCAAGCAGCAGCCGGAGGCCTTCTCCGAGCGGACCGGCAAGCCCGATGTGCGGGGCGCCTATGGCCTGCTGGGGCGGGAAGTGATCCAGGCGCTAAAACATCTGCAGCATGCGGCCGGCAAGACGGTGATCTTCGTCGGCGTGCTGGAGAAGGTGACCGACGAATCGCACGCGGTCAGCTGGCAGCCGCAGATGGAAGGTTCGAAGGCGGGACGCGAGCTGCCCGGCATCGTCGACCAGGTGATTTCCATGCACCTCTTTGCGCGCGATGCCGACGGAGGCTTCGTGCTCGACGAGCGAGCGACCGAGCGCCGCCTCGTGTGTCGCGCCGGCAATCCCTTTGGCCTCCCTGCCAAAGATCGCTCGGGCCGTCTCGACGTAACCGAAGCCCCCGACCTCGGCGCGCTGCTCGCCAAGATCAACCGCACGGCGCCGCCGTCATGGCCCGCGTCGGGCTCCGCCGCCGCTGCCACCGCCTTTTCAGTCTGACCTTTCCAACACAGGAGAACGACGATGTACGACATGAACGATGCCGGCCCGCAGATGACGCCGACCAGTGACCTGGTCCCCGATGGGACCTTCGCCAAGCTGCGGATGGGCATCCGCCCGGGCGGCGCTCACGGTGCCACGGCGATGGATGCCGGCCTGCTAAAAGCCTCCCGGTCGAGCGACGCCAAGCTGCTCGACTGCGAGTTCACGGTGGTCGAGGGACCCTTTGCCCGGCGCAAGTTCTGGCAGATGTTTACGGTCTCCGGCGGCAAGCTCGACGACAAGGGCCAGTCCAAGGGCTGGAACATTTCCAAGGCCACCTTCCGCGCCATGATCGACAGCGCCCTGGGCCTCGATCCGCGCGACGAATCACCGACGGCCAAGCAGAAGCGGATCATCCAGGGGCTAAAACAGCTCGAGGGCATCGTATTCGCCGGACGCGTCATGGTCGAGCCCTCGTCCGACCCGCAATACAAGGACGGCAACAAGCTGGCCAACGTCGTGGTGCCGGGTGAGCCGGCCTACGCGGCCATCATGCGCGGAGAGTCCGTGGCCGCCGATCCGGTCAAGGCACGGGCCCGCAAGGCGCCGGCTGCGAGCTTGCAGGCACCGGCGTGGAACGCGTCTCCGCCCGCTGCAGACAAGCCCTGGTCTGCCCAGCCGACACCTGCTGCGCCAGCAGCTGCGCCCGTATCCGCGCCGCCGGCTTCGCCCCCGACCCCGGCCGGCCCGTCGTGGCTCAACGGCTGACCGCCATGACCGACGATGAATGGCAGGCACACGTGACCCGGGAAGCGGCGAGGGCGATCGGCACATGGCTCGAAGGACGCGGCAAGCTCCACCAGCCCATCGCCGCGCTCACGCTGGGCGATCTGGAAGCCATGGCAGCGAACGCCATCTCGCGCTTCGTCGTGCTGGGCACGGAACGGATCAGGGATCGCCCGGCCAACGCCGGGGCCCTGACCCGGCTTTTGCTCGCATAGCGCCCTGCGCCCTGTGCAGCCGGGAGGCCCGTGGCTTCGGCTACGTCCACCGGCTGCTCTGGGACCACTTTCCTTATTACCGCTTTTGCTCGATGCGCTGCCTCGATGAGGGCTCGGCGCTGGCACGGGAGAACAACGGCATGATCGACAAGACCGCTCGTGAGATCGAGGCCCTGAAGGAGGCCCGCAAACCGTTCGCCGAAGCGCTGACCGAGATCGGCCTGATGGACGCCTTCTATCACCGCACCGCCGCCGAGATCGACCAGCTGCTCGAAGCCGCGGTCACCGGCTTCGTCGAGAGCATGCAACGCCAGGGCGCCGTCAAGGAGCGCACTGGCACTGCGTTCGACGACCCGATGCCGTTTTGAGGAGCGTCACATGTTGGACCTGAACCACGGCTCGCAAGATACCTATGGCTTGCCGCCGGCATTCTCCGTCGCCGATCGCATCAATGCGTTGATCGACAGCGCATTGGTTGAACGCAATGCTCGCCAGACACCCCGCACCTATCTCGGCGGCAGTCGCGTCGGGGAGCCGTGCGCTCGCAAGCTGGTGTACGAGGTCACACAGGCCGAGATCGACGCCGGCAAGGGTTTTGAGGGTCGCACGCTTCGCATCTTCGATGTCGGCCATCAGTTCGAAACCCTGTCGATCCGCTGGCTGCGGGCCGCCGGCTTCGACCTGCGCACCCATCGGCACGATGGTGGGCAGTTTGGGTTCGCGACCGCCGATGGGAGAATCCGCGGCCACATCGATGGCGTGATCGTCGGCGGCCCTGACATCGGCATCGGATGGCCGGCGCTTTGGGAGCACAAGGCCCTAAATGCCCGGTCCTGGGGAGATCTGGCACGGCATGGGGTGCAGCGATCGAAGCCCGTCTACTACGCGCAGCTGCAGGTCTACATGGCCTACATGGAGCTGGAGACAGCCCTGTTCACGGCATTGAACAAGGATACACAGGCGCTCCATCACGAGATCGTACCGCTCGATGTCCGTGCTGCGCAGGACCTGTCCGACAAGGCCGTCGGGGTCCTCCGCGCCGCGGAGTCGGGCGAGCTGCCGCCGCGCATCGCCTCGAACCCCGACTTCTATCTCTGTCGCTGGTGTGCCTACGCCACGCGCTGCTGGGGGACGCGGGCATGATTGTCACCCCATCGGATATCCAGGCCCGCGCCATCGCCGCCATAAAAGACTGGTTCCAGAACCGGTCTCACGAGCAGCAGGTATTTCGCCTGTTCGGCTATG